CGCAGCTCTCCCAACTTAGTCGTTCCGGCCTGCCCGATGGCCGCCACATAGAGATTTCCTCCATCGTACAGCCTGATGTCAGCCCCAGCCGGCTTTGGGCCGGGTCTGATATACTTCGGGTCTGCCCGGTTCAACAACCGAGGGATGAGCTTCAGCGAGAAGTCTTCACATGGCATGGCACTTGCCGAATGCATGTCTGCAAGCTGCTGCTTCGTCGTTGGCGTGTCGTTAGCGGCGTTGTAGTCGAATGCCAGATACACCTTTCCAGTGGACCCGTCAGTTGCGAACTCACTCACCTCATGCAACACGTACGGCACAGCAGAAACGCACTTCCAATTAGTCCACTTGTTGGCTTCCGCCGATCCAAGTGGAAAAAGTGCTGCTTGCGCTGGATTGAACGCGTACTTGGTCACAACAGTGTTAGAAGTCCCATTCGACCCCACAATGTCTGCCACAAACTCGTCCTTCTCCAGGAAGTCGCTGAGCTCCGGGACCGCATGCTGAAGCACAGTCGAGCTGTCGTCCTTCTGCATGGCACCGGGGCCTCGAACTTTGCGAGTTTTCCCCATGCCTTGCTGCTGGCCCATCTGCTGCTGATGCTTCGGCTTGTTCTGCTTGTTCCGTTGCGGTGGCAGGGGCTTTTGCCCCTGAGTTTTGCGCTGCTTCTTGCCGGTCATCGAAATCAAGATTGATGTCGTATCGGACACCAAATTCCAAAATCTCTTTGTAGATCGAATGCATACGCACACAGTTTCGGTTGCGACGTCTATCCACTTATATAGCGCCTGTGGGGTAACCACACCCACGGACATCGCGCTACTCGTCGCTTGGTCCAAAGCCAAGTCGACGTCGAAAAGAGCCGTGATCGCTGGGATTTCTACCAACCACGGAAGAGCGTGTATAGAGAGCATCGAACTCTCAACTTGCCTATGCTCAGCCAGACCTAAATCGTACCTCTGCCTAACCCACTCCCACGTGTCTTCACACGGTGGAGGCACCATTTCCGATGCCTTGTAGTGCATATTGTACTTATAGTCATCAGGGAGATCTTCCTCCCCGTCACCCACTAAGCATGACACCCGCTCAATGACGGGCCCGATGAACGGCACATGGATGTACACCTGAAACTGGTGCACAATCGCACGAACCTGCTCAATCGTCCGCGGTGAACTCACTGAGAGCCCGAACCTGGCCAAAAACTTGCCCGGTAACGGTATGCACCACCACTTGCCACTTACAGGCATGAGAACACTCGAACAAAAGTCCCCACGCAATGGATCAAGGTGTACTTGCACATCAGATTTAATTCCCATCTGCTCCCAACTGGTCACTACAGTCCTCTCGACGGCAGTCATTAGCTGCACTTGATCGAGGGTGCCGTCATTTAGAACCGCCTCTACTCGCAACGCGATCACAGCACTCGCCCCGGCATTATCGATGTTATTGCCGAGGGTTGTGTACTGATCACCAGAATGCCTCATGTCGGGCATTACCCCTTCAAAAGTCACCCCAACGTCCTCGTAAAATTGGCACTTGAATCTGCCAGCAGTGGATTCATCCACCAACCTGAACACCTCGTCAGGTTCCCCGTACTCTTGACCTCGATATACGGTGCCGGTAAAATGCGACTGTGCAGCGAACTCGCGATACACGTGCTGCTCCACATCCAGCACAGGTTCACGAATCCCCGCATCCCATCGGTTCCCATCTGCACAAATCAGAACGCATATTTTCCCGTTACTGACTAGCATCCAATTGTCGTCTCCGGCCACTGCAATGAATACACCGCGTCGCCCGGTGAGTACACTGTAGGCCTGTGAGGCGCATCGTGCAAACCGCTGGGCTTGAGACTCAGCGGTGAAATTCGGGTCCAGGCCGGAATTAACCAGCACAATGACGGGAAATTTCGCACCAAAAGGAAAACTCTCGTGCTCGCCGTTCCACTGCAGATTAATGCACTGGGCTAGCGAAAAAAAGAATGGGCCCTGTATCACCTTCACTTTCTGCATGCCCGGTGGCGAAATGTTGCGAGGGTCTTTCAACTTTCCGATGAAGTCAAACGAATGGTTCAACTCCTTCTTCAGGAAGAGCATGCAAACATACACCACGTCGGCAGTTCCGTGTTCCAGTATTTCCCTAAGCTCGCGTTCATTCTGTGCTTGCACTGCACCGGAATAGCGTGAGTTCCA